ATTATCCTATAAGACATGAAGGTGGCGGTAACTTCGATGAAGATATAGTTCGAGAAATATTTAAAAAAAGTTTTGAAAACGATGCAGATAAAATATTTCATAATGCAAGTTATGATGTAGGTTGGTTAAAGCGTTGGGGTATCAATGTCAAAGGTAGAATTATTGATACTATGATAGCTGCAGCTTTGATTGACGAGAACAGAATGCCTGGTCAATACAATTTGAATGCAGTGGCTAGAGATTATATACAAGAAAAGAAAGATGAGAGTTTATTATATGAAGCTGCACAGGCCTGGCAAATAGATGCCAAGGCTGAAATGTATAAACTACCTTATCAATATGTAGGTCCTTATGCAGAACAAGACGCAGCTATGACTCTAAGGCTATGGAAAGCTCTTAAAATTGAAATAAGTAGACAAGAATTAAACAGTGTCTTCAATTTAGAAACAGAACTTCTACCTGTGTTGGTAGACATGAAATGGAAAGGGGTTCGAATAGATCTAGACAAGGCTAATAATTTAAAGAAACAGATTCAAAAAGAAGAAAACACTATACTAAGATATTTAAAGAAAGAAGTTGGATTTGAAGTAGAGGTTTTTGCCCCTACATCAGTTGCAAAAGCGTTTGATAAAAAGGGTATACAGTATAACAAAACTCCAAGCGGTTTGCCAAGCTTTGATAAAAACTTTTTAGCAACACTTAATGATCCGTTTTCTAGTAAGATCGTAGAAGCTAGAGAGTTATTCAAAGCTCGTTCTACTTTTATAGACTCCCTACTTAAACATGAAACTAATGGTCGTATCCATGGTGAGATCAATCAATTAAAATCTGACCAGGGTGGTACGATTACAGGTCGTTTGAGTATGTCTAATCCTAACTTACAACAGATACCTGCTCGTAATGAAAAAATAGGTCCTATGATTAGATCTTTATTTATTCCAGAAGAAGGATCTAAGTGGGGTAGTTTTGATTATTCACAACAAGAACCAAGACTAGTTGTACATTTTGCAGCTTTAACTCATGGTGGACTTGATGGTGCAGATGATTTTACAGATTCTTACAACAACGATCCTGACACAGACTTTCATTTGATAGCTGCTAACATCGCAGGTATAGAGAGAAAAGTTGCTAAGACCGTGAACCTCGGACTGTTCTATGGTATGGGTATGAAGAAACTTGGAAGTCAGTTAGGTATAGGAGAAGAAGATACAAAAGAATTATTTGAGAAATATCACAGTCGTGTTCCGTTTGTAAAACAATTAATGAATCTAGCTAGTAAGTCAGCAAATGATAATGGCCAGGTCAGAACAATATTAGGTCGTATATGTCATTTTGATTTATGGGAGCCTACAAAGTGGGGAGTTCATAAAGCTTTACAAAGAGATGATGCTATTAGAAAATATGGATCTAATCTCAAAAGAGCATTTATATACAAAGCATTAAATAAACTTATCCAGGGTAGTGCAGCAGATCAAACTAAAAAAGCTATGATAGAAGTTTACAAAGCAGGTATCACGCCTCACATACAAGTGCATGATGAATTAAATTGTTCTTGTAAAGATGAAAAAGATATTAAGTTAATAAAAGATATTATGGAAAATTGTGTAGAACTAGAAGTACCTAGTAAAGTAGATCCAAAGATAGGAGGCTCATGGGGGACGATACAGAAGATCTAGTTTTTGAATGTGATGTTTGTAAAGAAGAGATAGCTCCTGTAAAAATTAGTAAAAGTGAAAATCTTTATAAATGCCCTAGTTGTAATGCTATTCTCTACATTGAAAAGACAGTTGAATTTGAACCTGACATGGATCTAGATAGGACATTACATTGACTTATCCCATAAAATACAGTATAAAATGGGTTGATGTATGAATATATTGTTATACCTAGCTTTAGCTATACTATTTTGGAAACCGATATTGTTTGTCATCATAGTAATAACAATATTATTTTAGGAGTTAAGAATGACAGATGTAACTAAATACAAATCAGTAGCAGTTAAGCTGCCGATTTGGCAAAAGTTAAAAAAACTTGGTGCCGATGATTTTAGATCAGTAGGTAAAGTTATTGAGTTTTTATGTAACAAGGAATTTGACAATAGAAAAACAAAATGAGTTTTTGTCCACAGTGCATGTGCCCCGAACATCCGAACATGTCGTGCATATGGTGTGGATGCTTACACATAGAAGAAATAAAGGAGAAAAAAGAAATGACAAAAGACGAAGCAATTAAAGTTTTATTAAAATATGTGACAACCGATCATGCAGACCATACTCTACAAGAGGCTGTAGACGTCTTAAAAGAAGAAAAAAAAGTCATAGATATCAACGATATTAGTAAAAATGATGAAAAAAAAGAATTTGAAGTAGCTGTCAGTCAAAGACAGATTATTACATATAAAGTTTTGCATGACTCAGCAGAAGCAGCCGTTGCTGATGTGCAAAAGAAAGTCAAGGATAGGAACTGGATTGATATTTTGCAATTTCCTCCTGGATCTCCTTATTACAAACCGATTCCGTTTCTTGACTACCCCATTGAGAAAGTCTCTGTCAAAGAAGACATTCTCAGATCCAATCCTTTTGGAGTAGAATCTGTTGGATTTACTGCAGAAGGTAACCAGAAGTCTGACACCTAGATGATTTATCCTTACCCCTCAAAAGATAGGAAGTGGTGTGACAGCCTGGAGAGACAGGCACAAGTTTCAGAGAGGTTATTATGAAAGAACATCAAGTATCATATGACATCTTCACGCCGTTTGGACCAAGAGTTCTCAAAAGTTCTATACCTCAAACAGTCGTAGATGCCATTAATTTAAGAGCAGACGAAATACTTAATGATGATAAAAAATCAGAACAATTAGATTACAGTGCTAACCTAGCAGGTAACGTCAAAAAAGAAGTGGCCTTGTCGTTAGGTGAAATAGCAGGACTAGAGAAACTTATTAATAGATTAGCTACAGAGTATATTATGAAGTTAGTTCCTAATCAGTTTAATGCTGAGAACACAGTCATGAGCTATAGTTCATGGGTTGTGAGTCAATACGCAGGAGATTTTAATCCTCTCCATATTCATGATGCGCAGCTATCAGGTGTCTTCTTTTTAAAAATACCTTCTGGCTACGAAGAAGAATATAGAAGAGAAGATCATTACCCTAGTGTGGGTTGTCTCGAGTTCTTGGGTAGTGTTGCGAATACATTTGCGAAACACTCCTGGCTTGTGAAACCACAGATAGGTGATCTCTATTTATTTCCTAGTTGGTTGACGCACCAGGTCTATCCGTTTCGTAGTGAAGGGGAAAGAAGATCTATGTCGTTTAATATACACCTACGATCCAAGGTTCCCGGAACAGACGTTGGTAAAGGTATAGATAAGTAGTGGCACACACAGGAAGAGCAGGATTTCATAAAGGCAGGCGTAAGCTTGGTTCTAAGAAAAGAAAGAGACGCTCTTCTCGATATAAGAATAGGAGACGCAAGTGACTATATTAGTATATGCTTTGTTTGGAGTTGTAATTCTGCAGCTGAGTTTCGTAATCTTTTTGTTATGGGTTATCGGAACACGGCAATATGAAATTAACAAAGAGAAGTTTAAAGATAGGTTTAGAAAATGACAAAAGATAACATAGAAGATAGGATTAAATCTTTAGCAGAAGAAAATGCTACTTTACGAGAGCAGTTACGAGATCAAAGAGAGTTAAATGAGTTTCATCGCAGGATCAATGGTGAACTCAATGAAGAACTAGAAGCTGAGAAAGAAAAACGTAAATGTCTTTGTGATGATGACAAATGAGAATAGTTTATCAAGGGGGTAAGCTTTACGTTAGTCATACCAAAGACGAAATAAAAGATATCCAGGATAATATTGGTCGTCCTTGTGAGATAGATCTGGGTAATATAAAAGTCTTACATGAGGACATATCTAAAATTGTCAAAGAATACATATCTGATATATCAAAAGAACAATAGTCATTGACTTGTTCGTGCCTATATTATGGGCATGTTAAAATTATTAAAGAATATATTTAAAACCCCTCAATTACATATGGACGATGGTGTTAAGCAGTTTTGTATGACTGAGTACGGCAGAGATTGGCAGTACGCTTATACTTGTTATAAGGTAGACGGTAGATTTCCGAGAGTATTTAGAAGTAAGTAGAAACTTTATCTTCAGGGATAGGATAAGCTGCAACACAATTCATAGTTGTCATGTGTGTCGGATCTTTTGATTTCATAAACTTGTCAAAGTTATTTGCAGCTAAGATACAAGACTCTTCTGTATCATAGTACGAGGTTCCCGCAACACGGACACAATCTTCAATAGGCTGAGTGATGCAAAAGACACCTACTAAAAAGAATTTAAGTGTCATTAGTTAAGTTTCTTGGTCATGAGATGTATGAGATAGTCTTTGAGATTACTTCTCGTTAGTAATTCTGTCGTAAAATTAGCGTAAGCGTTCACGATATTTTCTTCTTCTGTTATCTTTTCTAGTTCATATTGATAGTAGCACAAGTGAAACAGCTCGTGGACCAGGACGTTTAATGTTGATTCGTTTTCCATGGCCATGATATTCTCATCTAAGACAATAGTCATGGGTGGTTTTGAATGAAAAGAGCCTTGTTGTTCACTCACCTCGTATGCTAGTTCGTGGCTCACGAGCTTTAAATGGACTTTAAAAGGCCCCATTTCAACGTATTCAGGTAATTTAGGTATCTTCACTTAGTTTTTGGCTTTATACCACGTTTTTTCATAGCAATGGCTGTTGCTGCTTGTTTTTTAAGTTTCTTGCTTCTATTACCTTTTAATTGTTTAGGCATTTGTAGTCTAGAGATAGGCATTTTTACATACCTCTAGGCACTGCCTTTTTATTTAAAAGTTTTTTAGGCATTTTTTTCCTTTTAGGTTTTTTAAGTCTATTAGGTAATTGCGGTTCTCCTATGGTACTTTTTCCTATCCTAGCTTTAAGATCACCAGGTGACATACCGAGCTTAGGTCCTTTTATAACTTTGACTTTAATTTTAGTTTTTGTTGATTTTTTTGTTTTAGGTGACATTATCTTTGCCTTTTTTTATTTCCCATAGGCGTTGCTTCAGCTAGCATTTTTCTTCTTCTTCTAAAATTAGGTTTTTCTTTACCTGGCATATTGTCAGTATTGAAAGGCTTTATGGCAGAACCTGTTCTAGCTTTTCTTTCGCCTGGAGACATGGTTTTCATTTTTTTAATTCTTTCCTCAAGAGTTTTTATTTTAGCTAGAGCACCTGCTAGTCCTGCTGCTCCTGCTTTCATTGTATCCATTGCTTTATTTTTATTGATTCTATCTTTTCTTGTTTTTGGTGACATTCCTTTTGGCATTTTGTTTTCCTCCTAGGATTTCTTTTTAACGTTAATTCTACTCAACGGCCTTACGCCTTTGATTTCATTCATTGATTTACGTTTAAAAGGTGTGGGTTTTTTTGGTTTGGATTTGACATCTCTAGCTTTAGCAAAAGCTTTTTTAAGTTTTTCTACACTTATTCCTAGTTCTTCTGCTAACCGTTTAGGTTTAGGAGTTTGCATTCTTCTAGAGACAAATTCAGATGTTTTTTTATTAGAAGGAGCTTTCTTTTTGGATCCTACAAATGGAAATACACCTGTTACCTTTTTAAAGGTTTCTTTGACTGCTTTTACTTTTGACATGTCTTATCCTTGTTGATTGATTGTTATAACAGCAAAATATTATACTAAAAACGAGTTTTGTAGAAGTATTTTTTTACCTTATAGTTGCATAGAAATTATTTTGTTTTTTCTTTTTGTGTTTTTTTCTGAAAATGAGGTAACCGAGGTAACTTTTGAAGTAACCTACTGTATTTACTATGTTTTATCGGTTACTTATCGGTTACTTACGGCTCATGGACCAGGTAACTCAGGTAACCGCTTCTACGTAGAACAAAGGTTTACTATCATGCCTTGCACAAGAAATAAAAGATTTATTTTTAAATATATATATTGTATATACAACTATATGAATAAATTGACGCCTAAGCAAATCAAGTTTGCTACCCTCATTGTCAGTAAAGGTGATAGAATGTCAGCTTCTGATTGTGCCAAAGAAGCAGGTTACTCTGAAAAGGCCTGCAAACAACAAGCTTCCAACTTACAAAATCCAAAGATGTTTCCTCAAGTTGTAGACGAGATAGAAAGATTACGTAGAGAATGGCAAGAGAAGTATAAAGTTAGTTACTCAAGACATATAAAACGCCTGGATGATTTGTCTAGAGGAGCTGAAGAGTCAGGAAATTGGGCCGCTGCAGTTGCAGCTGAAAAGTCCAGAGGACAGGCAGCAGGACTTTATATTGATAGAAAAGAAATATTGACAGGATCTATTGATCAATTATCTAAAGTTGAAGTAGAAGAAAAACTCAAAGAAATAGAAAAACAATTTAGCATTAACATAGAAGATGCTGATTTTGTTGAACTTCCTGACAAAGAATAATATTGCAATTCATATCTTTATGGGATAAATTATCTTGTAAGGAGAATTTAGAATGAAAAGAGCATATATAAGAATTGATTTGGACAAGACAGAGTTTGATATTATGTGTAATCACTTAAACATAACTTTGTTCGGTCGCAATGATATGAACAACCCGTTGGTCAAAATCCTTTGGCCTAAAATTAAATACAAATTAACAGAACAAGAAAAGAAAGGAGGTATTAGAAAAATAGATCATGAGCAAAATTATCGTAGGCTTACAGCAAATAGATGAGGGAGATACAAACCCTGGAACTGGTTTGCATGAACAGCCAATTTGGAAAATAGAAATGCGTGACAAGGAAGAGAGACTCTTGGGTAAACATAAGATGGAAGAGTACATATCAAAATCTTATGGTAAGGCTATTCACAGATTTAAAAGATGGAAAGTCAAAACACAAACAAGTGAAACACAAGTTTATGTCATAGTGTTTTCAGATAGAACTCACGAGATGCTAACACCAAATCAAATGATGAATAAATTGTTTGAAGGTCATCAAGTTCGAAAAGATCCTAAGTATGATTTTATTGAATCAGAGCTAGCAGCTAAAGGTGGGCACAGTCCAATCTTTATACCAAATGAAACTTAAACACTTAGATTTATTTTCAGGTATAGGTGGATTTAGTTTAGGTTTAGAATCTACAGGTGGATTTGAAACTGTAGCATTTTGTGATTACGACTCATATTGTCAAAAGGTTTTAAGAAAGCATTGGCCGTGGGTTACAATTTATGACGATGTAAAGGAGTTAAATAGTGAAAGACTTGAAGCAAATGGACATACTAAAATCGACATCATCACAGGAGGATACCCCTGTCAACCATTCAGCATCGCTGGACGTCAAAAAGGTGAGCAAGATCCGAGACACGTTTGGCCAGAGTATTTTAGACTTATCAAAGAACTCAGACCGACTTGGGTTATTGGAGAAAACGTTGCTGGACACATTAAACTCGGTCTCGACACCGTACTTGAGAACCTGGAGAGTGAAGGTTACTCCGCAAGAGCGTTTAGTATTTCAGCTTCGAGCGTCGGTGCAGTCCACCAAAGAGAAAGAGTCTGGATTGTGGGCTACTCCGAACACAATGGATCATCTACCACAGAGAAGTCCCGAGTCAGTGAAAAAACAGATGACAACAACAAGGAAGGGCAGAACAAGACCATCCAATTTGAGAGAACAAGTGGATCCCACAATAGTGAAGATGTGGAGAACACCCGATGCTCACAGTGGCCGTGGTCCTTCTTCGGAAACCAGGATGAAGATGAAACTAGAGAAGGGGATGCCGATCAGTCTGAACGATCAGGTAGCACATCCAAGATTGATGTGGCCGACTCCGAGAGCAGCGGCAGGAATGAATTCAAAGCTGACTCAGAACATAGCGAATCTGCATCACAAGAAATACCTAGAGACAGAGGTAGCGTATCGAGAGGGAGCGCCTGGTGGTCAGTTGAACCCGACGTGGGTCGAGTGGCTCATGGGGTACCCAAAAGGGTGGACAGACTTAAATCATTAGGAAATAGTTTAATTCCACATATTCCTTATTACATAGGAAAATCAATATTGGAGGTAGAAAGAAATGGATAACTTAACTTTAAATATCAAACGTCAACAGAGAGCATTAAGAGCTATGAGACAAGCTGAGTCGAGTGTTTGGAAACATTTTTGGTTTAGTATTTTTGGTAAAGTATGGCACAATAGCATCACTCAAAACGAGGATGGTGTGCCTTATGACAACAAAACCAGAAACTAGATTTTGGAAAAAACTGAAAGAAGTGACTCCGAGAATACATTGGACTAGAATAGAATCCACAAGTTCTCCAGGAGTGCCTGATTTGCACGGTGTTTTTAAGAATGAAATGGGAGATTCTGTCATGTTTTGGGCAGAGTTGAAATGTACTCGTGTGAAAAAGATAAGTATAACGCCTAAGCAAATTGCGTGGAATTACAGTTATAATTTGGCAGGTGGCAATAACTTTATCATGGCACAGGCCCTCGGGGGGAGGGGGGTGTATATATATTCAGGATCCCAGGCCCGTGAACTCTCCATTACGGGATTGGATACTCCGCCCGTGGCCATTGTACCCTATCCATGGAACCAGGAGCTGATGCTACGCTGCTTCGATCCCGTTCTCCATTACGGGGATCTATCGCCCATTGGTGCTGATATATAGTATTAGTCCGGGGGGACACAATGGGTTGACAGCAGCTCCTGATTATCCTATAATGGTGGGATGTTAATGTTTCTCGGATCGTTGGTCTTTGTATTGGGGGCATTCCTCATACGATTCAAGGGTTTTCGCAAGCCTTTCTTTTGGCTCGCTACTCTGACCATTCTCCATCACGTCGATTACTAGCGTTTCGACTATAATAGCTATATCAATAGCTGCTGGTTCCGCCAGGAGATGGTAGATGTGTTTTCCATTGCCCGTGAATAGTGGCCTTTGTGCCACATTACTTATAACAGTTCCGGCTCGGCAGGAAAAGCTCACAGCTGCGTTTTCCATTGCCCGTGAATCATGCCCTGTCGACCAATAATAATATAACAATTTCCGGACGGCAGTAGCGGCTGACCATTTAGGTAAGCAATCTTTTGCCTCTAAACGTTTTCCATTGCCCGTGAATCTCGCCCTTTAGTGCTACTATATATATAAAAAGCGTGTCCACCTGGTAACCTGACTGGATGGTTGACAGCTGCAGGAAGATCCTATATAAATGGGATATAATAAAAGGAGAAAGAAGATGAATAAAACATGTAAGCAAAGAGTTGAAGAAGAATGGAAAGACCGTCAGAAAGATTTACAAGATCCTGAGTTTGATCACTTGGGCTTTGACTATGTGGATCCGCACACGTGGGACGATCAGCCCGAAGGCTATTGGCGTTGGCAGTTTAGTTGGGGCGGACCAGGAGACGAGTTGCGGGGATATGTGAACGAGAACAGAGAGCTGCATCGGCTCGAATATTGGTTCTTGGACTGGTTCGATGGGGCATCGGTGCAGGTGTCACCGGGCAGCGATCCCTGGAATAAGATGCAAGAAATGTTGGCCGTGTGAAATATATAATAGTCTTGGCTCTGCTGATAGTGGCGGAGCCGTTTTTCGTTATCTTCTTTTAGTTTCCATTGTGGGCGAATCGTACCCTTTCTAGTAATATATAGTATATTTACCGGGCAGCACGCCGCTGCAGGTGTGTTTTCCATTAAAGATGAATTGTAGCCTTTGCTACCATTATATAGTATATAGCGGATGCCCTGGAATCGAGTTGCACAATGTGTGTTGAGTTTTGTTCACAAACATTTTCCATTGAGGCGAATATCTAGCCTTTGGACACTATTACTATATATAAAAAGCCACGGCAGGGGGTTGGGAAAGTTGCGTGGTAAATTTAAACTTATGTAATGGTCTTAAATCTTTTTTAAAAGAGGTGTTGTAGTTTCTGCTTTTTTCCTATAAAGTTAGGATAGAAATGGAGAAATATACTATGTCAAATGACTTAACTCTTAGCGACATTCAAACAGTTATCAAAGCTGAATTGGAAAAAGCTAAAAGAGATATTCTGGTCAAACAGAATTCTCATGTTAATAGTATTGGTAGTGAAGTTATTAACTATCAAGCTGTTTGTCAGTATCTCGATTATGAGATATTTGAATTTGTAATGACCTCAAACAATCCCGAGGTTAAAAGATTTGGGCAAAAGATCATGCAAGGTCTTGCTGAAAGATTTAACATTAATGAGAGGTTAAATACTTAGCCCTAAAAGTTGACACATCTCCGTGTCTATCAGCCCTCGTCCTAAAAAAACGAGGGCTTTTTTTATGCCTGAAAACTGGCGTGCTTCCATCTGGGTTTGACTGGTATCAGCTCAAAAGCTTTCCTATATTGCCAAACCATACTAGATATGGTATCTAGATCATGGGCGACCCCCTAAATGCGGACACGGACTTGCACAGGAAGGGCTTATATAAGTTAGAGACAGTCAGTCAGGGGGGTAAAAAATATGGAATCTATAGAAACTTTAACCACAGAAGAAGCCAAGATACTTGCAAAAAAATTAAAAATAAAAAAATTAGAATATAACGTTCAAGAACAATCACAAAAAAAATTTTTAGCATTCGTAAGAAATGTTTGGCCTGAGTTCAAAGAAGGAACTCATCATAAAATAATTGCAAAAAAATTTGAAGATATTGCATCTGGAAAATTAAAAAGACTAATCGTCAACATGCCACCAAGACACACTAAGTCTGAGTTCGCATCCTTTCTCTTTCCTGCGTGGTTCGTGGGCCAAAACCCTAAAGCAAAGATCATGCAAACTACACACACAGGAGAACTTGCTATTCGCTTTGGTCGTAAAGTTAGAAACTTAATGGATACACAAGAGTATAAAAAAATTTTCAAAACTCAGTTACAACCTGATAGTATGGCGGCAGGTCGTTGGGAAACTTTACAAGGTGGAGAGTACTTCGCTGCAGGTACAGGTGGTGCAGTAACAGGTCGTGGTGCTGACTTGTTAATTATCGACGATCCACATTCAGAACAAGACGCACTAAGCGACACCGCCCTTGACTCAGCATACGAGTGGTACACATCAGGTCCTCGTCAACGTTTACAACCTGGGGGTGCAATCGTCATTGTTATGACCCGTTGGTCGGTAAAAGATCTCACAGGTAAGTTAATGAAGAAGCAAGGAGAACTCAAAGCAGATCAATGGGATGTTGTAGAGTTCCCTGCTATCTTACCAAGCAACAAACCTGTATGGCCAGGATTCTGGAAACTAGATGAATTAGAATCTGTCAAAGCCTCGCTGTCCGCGGCTAAGTGGAATGCACAGTGGCAACAGGCTCCCGTATCACAAGAAGGCAGTATTATCAAACGAGAGTGGTGGAACTATTGGGAAGAAGATGACATGCCAGAGCTGCATCACATTATTCAAAGTTACGATACAGCGTTTAGTAAAAAAGAAACAGCAGACTATTCTGCCATTACAACATGGGGAGTCTTCTATCCTAAACCCAACAATGTCCCTCATCTGATACTCATAGATGCCAAACGAGGTAGATGGGACTTTCCTGAACTAAAAAAAATTGCATTCAAAGAATATAAATATTGGGAACCTGAAACAATAATCATAGAAGCAAAAGCATCTGGTCTACCGCTAACTCATGAACTAAGACAACTTGGTATTCCTGTTGTCAACTTTACACCAAGTAAGGGACAAGATAAGCATGTCAGGGTTAATTCTGTTGCACCGTTGTTCGAAAGTGGTATGATATGGACACCTGAAACAAGGTGGTCGGACGACGTTATTGAGGAATGCGCTGCATTTCCCTATGGCGATCACGATGACTTGGTGGACAGCATGACACAAGCGGTAATGCGATTTAGACAAGGTAACTTTATACGAATGAGTACTGACTATGTGGATGAGGCTACACCAAGACTACAGAGGGAATATTATTAATGGCCGTTAATAACAATAGTAGATTAGCAAATTTTGCGCCTGTAAGAGCAGGACGTAAGTATCAAGATATTAGAAAGTTTAGATCTCAAGCAGAACAAGATAAATTAGACAAATCGTCAGAACTTATGGCAGATATTGCAAGAGGTCCTATTAATCTTTACGGAGATATAATGGCACAAACTCTTGGTAGAATTGCAGAGAATATGGTTAATCCTGAAGCTGCAGAAAGAGGAAGACAAAAATCTGCTATTAGAAAAGAAGCTCAAAAGATGTTTGACAAAGTACCAGGACAAATGACTGCTGATGATATTCGTTTCTATGAGCAAAGAACAGGAAACAAGTATGAACAACTTACCTTTGAAGAAGGCATCAACTCAGGTCTAAATTTTATTTTAGAGGACGCAATTAAAGGATCTCAAGAGATTCAAGAAGGAAAAAAATTTACAGAACTATCAGGAACTAAACAATTAGGTGTTGGCATATTACCTTTAGAGTTTTGGCTAGGTGGTGCGGGTGGTCGAAAAGCAGTTCAAAAAGTCGGCGGTGAAGTTTTAGATAAGTATAAAGATATGCCTTTAGGTGAATTAGTTGCCAATTCACAAGCGCGTCAAGAGATTCCAGAAGTAATAGCAGATATTGAAAATCAATTTCCTGTATTAATGACACGCCAAGAAGCAACAAAAGAAAAATTAGAAAAGGCAATAATAGCTGCTAATCAGTCTGGAAAAAAATACAAACAAAAAATTGATCTTTATGATGAAATAGGAATATCAAAGGATGAAGGCAAAAGATTGGTTATGAAATTTCCAGAAATTAGAAAAGCTACAAATGAATTAATAAATAAAAAAGAAATATCAAATTCAGAAATTGTAAATGAATTTTTTAAAAAACAAGACCCTAATAAAAAATTTTCTATTCAACAAATTGCAGATGAAACAGGTTTATCTTATGCACAAGTCAATAAAGTTAAAGAATATAATCGTAAGGATATAAGTGACAAATTTGTTGCAGTGAAACCAGGCATTGCTAGAAGAGAAGAGATGAGAGAGTTTTTAGATACTCTTCCTGAAGGAACATTTATTACTTCACAGGATCTACGTGATATGTTTAAAAGCACCAAGACGTCGGATGGCACTATAACAAATGATGTAGGTGCCTTTTTACAAAGTAATCCTTCCTATAGAAAAAA